ATGGTGGCGCGGTCGCCATGATCGTGATCGATGGGCAAGACCCGTCGACACCATTGAACGTCTCAACCGTCGGTCGTGGGCAATTCCGTGGCCTTCGAGTTTTTGACCGCTGGCAGCTTCAGCCATCCCTGCAGAACATCGTGGTCGATGGCATGAACTTTGGCCTGCCGATGTTCTATGACGTGATCTCGGATGTGACCACAGGGCAGGTCAGCAATGTCCGCATTCATCACACCCGAGTGATTCGCCAGATCGGGGTGCAGCTTCCCGCTTACCAGGCCATCACCGAGCAGATGTGGGGCGAGTCTGTCGTTGAGCGAATGTATGACCGCCTGGTGGCTTTCGATACCGCCACATCGGGCGCAGCCAACCTCATCCAGAAGGCCCACCTTCGCACTGTCCAGATCGACAAGTTGCGCGAAGTGCTCGCCGCAGGCGGCAAGGCAGAGGAAAACCTGCTGCAGATGTTCCACCACATGCGAATGCTGCAAACCAACGAGGGCTTAACCCTGCTGGACAAAGAGGACACATTCCAGGCGCACAGTTACACATTCTCTGGCCTGTCCGACATGATCTTGCAATTCGGTCAGCAGATCGCCGGTGCTACGGGTATTCCCTTAGTCCGCCTGTTTGGTCAGTCGCCTGCTGGATTGAGTGCAACCGGCGAATCTGATCTCCGCATGTACTACGACAACGTGGCAAGTCAGCAGGAAAGCAGGCTGCGCGATGGCTTGATGCGCGTGCTTCAGGTTATGCACCAGTCGATGTTTGGCACGCCTGCCCCACAGAGCTTTGACTTCGACTTCGTGGCTCTTTGGCAAACCTCCTCCAAGGAGAAAGCTGACATTTCCACCGCCGTGACCAACACCGTAGTTGCTGCATTCGATGCCGGAATCATCTCAGCCGATGTTGCGCTGCAAGAACTGAAGCAGTCCAGCGAATCGACTGGCGTGTTCAGCAACATTACCCAAGAGGGAATCGACCAGGCCAAGACTGAACCACCTCCGATGCCTGTTGAGGGATTGCCGCAGGACGAGAAGCCCTCCATGACCGATCGCATCAAGGCCTGGTTGAATGGCTAATCGGTTTGAGGCCCCTCGCGGCATTGAACGCCGCTATGCCGTTGAGTTGCGGAAGGTGGCTCGTATCGTTGCTGGCATCATTACTTCTCACGTGGATGGGGCCAAAATCCGCGACCAGGTCAAGATGGACGCAGCCCTCAAAGCCTACGCCGAGGCCTTGGGGCCTTGGTCGGAGAGAATCGTCTCCGGCATGGTCAAATCGGTCGAGGCCTACAACAAACGCGCCTATCTTTCGCAGTCCAAGAAGGTCGGGGAGTCGTTTCGCCGGATGTTTGAGGAATCGGCTACGGGCGCAGTCGCCAGAATGCTCCAGCAAGAGCAGGTTGCCCTCATCAAGTCATTGCCTATCGAGGCTGGCCTTCGCGCACAAACCATCGCCCAGCAAGCAGCCCTGGGCGGCAAACGCGCAGACGAGGCGGCAGCAGAGATTGCCAGAACCGAGGGCGTGACGGTCAATCGCGCCACCTTGATTGCCAGGACAGAGACAGCCAAGGCCAATGCGGCCATCACTCAGGCCCGTTCGGAATACGTCGGGGCGACGCATTACATTTGGCGCACGGCTGGCGACGGGGACGTTCGGGAATCGCACCGGGAGGTTGACGGCAAGATATTCGCATTCATGGCCCCGCCGACGCTATCCGATGGGATGACGGGGAACCCGGGCGAATTTCCAAACTGTCGATGTTTCGCGGAGCCTATCATCCCCGAATAAGATATATTGCCTTCGGGGTTGACATCGTGGAGAATAGCGAATATGGAAACAACGACACCTAAAATTGAAAACATGACGCCCATTACCGGGCGCATGGTCAATGACGACAATGCCGTGCATAACGTGCTTGATGCCGACGGCATGGTTAAGGTGGCAAACGCTCAGAATGCCTACGTCCATGAGGGCAAGGCATTTAACTTCTCATTCGTCGGCTCTATCTCAGGCGTGACCTACCTCATGGGTCGCACGGGCGCGAAGCCGGTGCATTTGCTCGGGTATCACGTCCAAGCGGCAAGCAACGCGGTTGCCATTGAATTCCGCGAGGCCCCAACCGTAACCGCCGCTGGAACGGCTCAGTCGGTGATAAGCCGGAACCGCATTGAATCCGAAACGCCGACACTGGCCGTTTACTTGGGGCCAACCGTAACGGATGACGGGGTGCTGTTGGCAATCAGTAAGATTTTCGCAAGCGGCTCAGGCGCAAACCGCGTCGGTGGTGACGCAGCAATCCCTATTGAGTGGTTGCTTAAGCCTGATACGGACTACATCTTCAAGCTGACGCCCGGCGGCGCGACTGAAATCACCGCCGATTTCACATGGGTCGAAACGGGCTTCTGACATGGCAACCTACAAAGGCATCGAGATTGACACCCGCCCGACTGAGGCAATGGCCGCTGAGGCGACCAAGGGCCTCGACTGGCGCAAGGACAACTCGGGCGGAACCGATGTCGGTGTGGCCCGCGCCCGCGACATCAAGAACCGCGTGAATCTGAGCCTCGACACCGTGAAGCGCATGCATTCGTTTTTCTCGCGCCATGAGGTTGACAAAAAGGCCCCGGGCTTCCGCCCCGGCGGCGATGGTTTCCCAAGTGCTGGCCGTGTGGCATGGGCGCTTTGGGGCGGCGACCCCGGCCAATCGTGGGCGCGAAACATCGTCGAGCGCATGGACGCAGCCGACAAACGCGCAAAGGATGAATCGACCATGAAACGCTACTACTCGACCGCGCAACTCAGCGACCGACTCAGCGAAACCCCGGAAGGGTTCCTGATTTGTGAGGGGGTGCCAATCACCCGCGCTGGCGACCTGCTTTACAACCCGGGCGAAACGCCCGTGACACCGGGCAAAGGCGCGACTGTAATCAGCCGCACCGTGGAAGACATCCACGACCCCGCGACGATTGCATCGTTCGAGGGTAAGCCCGTGACCATCAATCACCCCGACGACTTCGTGACGCCTGACAACTGGCGTGAATTGGCCGTTGGTATTGTGCAGAACGTCCGACCCGGTGAGGGCGACGATTCTGACAAACTGCTTGCTGACCTGCTGATTACAGACTTCGAGGCGATTGCGGCGGTGAAATCTAAACGGCTTCGTGAAGTATCATGCGGTTACGAAGCTGAGTATGTCGAGGAAGGCCCGGGCCGGGGACGGCAAGAGGGAATCATCGGCAACCATGTAGCATTGGTGACATCCGGGCGGTGCGGTTCGGAATGTGCCATCTTTGACCACGCACCACAAAAGGAGAAACATCCCATGACTATGAAAGAGAAACTCATGGGGCTATTCGGGAAGGCACTCGATGAAGCCATGCCTGAAGAAACCCCAGTGGCGAAGGATCAGGACGTTGGCGAAATGCTCGCAGCCCTCATGAAGCGTCTCGACGCGATTGAGGCAGCGATGAAGCCTGCCGACTCCAAACCTGCCGACATGTACAAAGCAGACGAGCAACCGAAAGAGGGCGAAATGCCTGCTGACGGTGAAATGCCTGCCGACGAGATGAAAGCAGACCACGATCCTGAGCAAATGAAAACTCTGGAAGAGCGTCTCGTGACTATCGAGAAGGCTCTGATGAAGTTGCTAGGCGAAGAGGCCAGCGAGGGCGAAAAGGAAAATGAAGAAGGGGAAGTCTCCCTGGACGCAGAGACCGTTGCTCGTGCTGAAATTCTTGCACCTGGCATTGCCAAGTCCAAAGACGTGAAGTCCAAGGCCCTCGATGCCGCTTTCGGCACAGAGGAAGGCAAAGCCATCATCTCCACCCTGCTCGCAGGCAAGGCATACGATCAAGCAGACAAGGATTTGCTGTTTGTCGCAGCCTCGGAAATGATGAAGGGTGTGCGCCGCAGCCAACTCACCCAAACCCGTGTTTCTTTGGATTCGCTTCCTGGCATGAAAGCCGGTGAAATGACCCCCGAGAAAATTAACGCCCTGAACGCCGCACGTTACGGCAAATCTTAAGGAGAAAGACCATGACCAGCTTCCTTTATCGCGCTCCCGCAGGTGTTGCCGGTGACGTAACCCGTCCTGATGACACCATCGTTGAATCCGGCCTGCTGAACGCAGCCCAAGCCCCAACCGCCTTCGGCGCTCCTGTCAAACTCGTCTCTGGCAAGTTTGAAAAGATCGCCTCCGGCGACACCGCCGCAGTTTTTGCCGGTGTTCTCTCTCGCGTGGCTCCCAGCATTGCTGGCGACCTCGTGCAAACCTACGCTGGCGGCACGCCCAACACCGCATCGGTGCAAGGCATCGTCGTCAAAGGCTACGTCAATGTGGTCTGCACGCAGGGCACTCCTGCTCGTGGCGGTTCCGTGTTTGTGCGCGTGACTGCTGACACTGGCAAGGCCGTTGGCGACTTTGAAACCGCCGCCGATTCTGGCAAGTGCGTTGCGCTGACCGGCGTGACATGGGCCGTTGATGGCAAAGATGCCAGCAACATCGCTGAAATCCGCATCGCTTAAGGAGCACCACAATGAAAACCTTTGACTCTACTCTGGCGTTTTACGTCAACCAACTCGACAACCTCGACAAGAAGTTGTATGAACCTCTGGTCAATGTGACCTGGGGCCGCGATATCAACCTCCGCACCGGCATCACGATGGCAAACGAGTCCACCTCGTTCATCCGTTCGTCTTTCGGTGGCGTAGGTACTCAGGCTGCCACTGGTAAGCCTTGGCTGTCGCCCAACACCACCACTCTGCCTGGTGTGGCCATCAATGGCGAGCGTGTGACTCTGCCCCTGCGTTTGCTGGGTCAGGAAGTCTCCTACTCGTCCGTGGAACTCGAGCGTAGCCAACTGATCGGTCAACCCATCGACCAGCAGAAGTTCAACGCTCTGAACACCATGTACCAGATGAGCACCGACGAGATGGTCTACACCGGCGACACTGGCACTGGCTCCAAGGGCCTGCTGAACAGTTCCGAAGTGACCTCTGGCTCTGTGCCTAACGGTACTGGCGGCTCTCCTCTGTGGGTCAACAAGACCCCCGATGAAATCCTGAAGGACGTGAACGATCTGATTCAGGCCGCATGGTCTGCCTCTGGCTTCGCCGTTTGCCCTGACAAGCTGTTGCTGCCTCCCGCACAATTCGCTTACATCGCCGGTCAAAAGATCAGCACCGCAGGCAACGTGTCGATTCTGACCTTCCTGGAGGACAACAGCATCAGCCTGCGCGTCAATGGTCGCAAGCTGGACATTCAGCCCGTCAAGTGGCTGACTGGTCGTGGTGCTGCTGGCGCAGATCGTATGGTGGCCTACACCAACAACGAAGATCGCGTCCGCTTCCCGATGGTTCCGATTCGTCGTGAGACCCCGTACTACTTGGGCATCAAGTTTAATGCTCCGTACATCTGGGCCTTCGGTGAAGTCGAGTTCGTCTACCCCGAGACTGTCCGCTACGCTGACGGTATCTAAAGGAGATCGGCATGCAAGTCCAATTCAACCGACCCGTCACCCTCAATGG